AAATTTATAAAATTAAAAGAAGCAAACCCATTTAAATTTGATGTTATAAGTTATATGACCACACTACCAGATGAATTTAAAATAAAACCATATGTTGATTATGACATACAATTTCAAAAAACTTTCCTTGATCCTATGAGATTTATATTAGACGCAATAGGGTGGAAGTCAGAACCACAAGCAAGTCTGGAGGCTTTCTTTGGTTAATTTCCCAAACAAAAAATACGGAGTAATATATGCAGACCCTCCTTGGTTATTTAAAACAAGATCGAATAAAGGAAAAGATAAAAGTCCTGAAAAACATTATCCTTGCCTTAGCCTCGCTGACATTTGTAATTTACCTGTTAGTGACATTGCTAAACCTGATTCAGTCCTTTTAATGTGGGTGTGTGACCCTATGTTAGATCAGGCATTTAAAGTCATAGACGCCTGGGGTTTTAAGTACAAGACAGTAGGTTTTACATGGGCAAAGACAAATAAAAATACTATGGGATTTTTTACAGGTCTAGGATATTGGACTAGAGGTAATCCTGAAATGTGTTTACTTGCAACAAGAGGTAGACCAAAAAGAATACATAAAGATGTATCACAACTTATTATATCACAAAGACAAAAACACTCGCAGAAACCACTTATTCATAAGGAAATAGAAAGATTGGTTGGCGGTCCTTACTTAGAGATGTTTGCTAGAAAAAAACCTTATGATAATTGGGATTATTGGGGTAATGAAGTATGAGTCTATGTGTAGCATTGACTTTATCAGCCTTATGTGTTATAATACCAGCATTATTATTATGGAAAATGAATGACGAAAACCCTAGATAAAACAGAGGCAAAACATGTTGCCAATATATTCTCCGATTACTTTGATAAGTTTAGTCGTATAGACCAATACATGCGTGACCAGAAAATGGCACAAATTGAAACTATACCTACTGCTCTTCCTGGTATGGGTTTAGATACAGAATTATTTGATGATTTTACCATGTCACCACAGGTCATGGATTTACAAGTTGTAGAATTAGATAATCATACATGGGACACCTGTATTAATATGATATCAAGTCATAGTAATATGGTCAGTATTCCAGGCAAAAGTTTAAAACTTGCAGTAAAAGAAATGAACACAGGTAAGTATGTTGGNTTTATGAGATTTGGTTCGCCAGTTATTAACATGAGACCTAGAAATGTTTTATTAGGTAATGTTCCTAATTTACAAATCTTTAATAANACTTCTATCATGGGTTTTGTAATTGTACCATCACAACCTTTTGGTTATAATTATCTTGGTGGTAAATTGTTAGCTGCCTTATGTTGTTCACATCAAGTAAGAGAGATGTTAAATAAAAAATACGATATGAATTTAGTTATGTTTGAAACTACTAGTTTGTATGGTAATAGTAAATCTGCTAGTCAGTATGACGGTATGAAACCTATGTTAAGAAACAAAGGTCTAACTGATAGTGATTTTATACCTATGATACATGGTAAACCATTTAAAGATATGTTAAATTATGTTGAAGATAAAATTGGTGTCTTTATTAAAGAAGACGCTTCTAGTAGAAAGTTAAAAATTACTACAGCAATACAAGGTCTAATAAAGAAAGCACTAGATGGTGATGACTTAGAAAAATTTAAAACTACAATTGGTAATGCAAAAAAACTTACTGAACAAAAAAGATATTATGTATCAAATTATGGCATAGATAACTATATAGATATTGTAAATGGTAAAACAGATAAGATTGTCAAAGCACCAAATTACGATAGATTCCATGATAATGAACTAATAGAATGGTGGAGAAAGATGGCTACCAAAAGATTTGACAATCTAAATAAGGATGGTCGTTTACGAAATGACCTTGAAATATGGACAAAAGAAAGTCAGATAGATATTATCAGATAAGGCTTGACAATTATAAACAAATGATGTATATTAGGAGAAATAATGAGTAATTTTTTAAAAGATATTATAAAAGAAACTGGTAATGAGTATGCCACATTGGCAAAAGACGGTGTTGCTGGAGGTGATGTTGATTCGTTTATTGATACAGGTTCATATTCTTTCAATGCATTATTGTCCGGTTCTATTTACGGTGGTTTACCAAACAATCGTATTACAGCAATTGCTGGTGAAGCTGCAACGGGTAAAACATTCTTTGCATTAGGCGTAGTCAAAAGTTTTTTAGATAAAGACCCTAACGCAGGTGTTATCTATTTTGAATCAGAGAATGCTATCTCAAAAGACATGATTGAAAGTCGTGGTGTAGATAGTGGTAGAATACTGGTAATGCCAGTTGCAACAGTACAAGAATTCAGAGCTCAATCAATTAAAGTGATTGACAAATATTTAGAACAACCAGAGGCAAGTAGAAAACCTATGTTGTTTGTATTAGATAGTTTAGGTATGTTATCTACTACAAAAGANATGGAAGATACNGCTGCTGGTAAAGAAACTAGAGATATGACAAGAAGTCAAATTGTTAAATCTACTTTCCGTGTATTGACTTTAAAACTAGGTCAAGCAGGTGTTCCAATGATTATGACCAATCACACATATGATGTTATTGGTTCTATGTTCCCTCAAAAAGAAATGGGTGGCGGTTCAGGTTTGAAATACGCTGCTTCATCAATCATCTACCTAAGCAAAAGAAAAGAAAAAGACGGCACAGAGGTAGTTGGTAATATTATACATTGTAAAAACTTTAAATCAAGAATAACAAAAGAGAATGCTCAAATAGATGTAAGACTAACTTATAAAACTGGTCTTGACAGATACTATGGTCTTTTAGAACTCGGCGAAGAAGCTGGTGTCTTTAAGAAAGTATCTACAAGATATGAAATGCCAGATGGCACCAAAGTTTTTGGTAAGTCAATCAATACAGAGCCTAAAAAGTATTACACAAAAGAAATATTAGAAAAGATTGATGACNACACAAAAAGAAAATTCACATACGGACAAGACGAAGACTAGAAGATACNCCTTTGCTCAACAAGAAGGTAAAGATTATTCTTGTGTCAANTTAACAGAGGGTAAATTCAAAGATGTAATNTATCACTATGGTAGAGTTGCATTTGCACCAGAATCCGAGAAACAAGATGATGGCAAATTACCTATGAAGTTTGATTATACGGTAGATAAAAATCCAAACAATCTAATACTGCTTGACAATTCTGAATTTATAGAGTATATTGGTGACATATTATTAGAATTATTAGAAGAGAAATTAAAAGATGGTACAGCAATCAAGAATTGAACAAACAATAATATCTAGTCTCTTCTTTAAAGAAGAGTACACTAGAAAAGTTTTACCTTTTATCAAAGAAGAATATTTTGGTAACCGTATAGAACAATTACTATATGGTGAGATATTTAAATTTATAGAGAAGTATAATAATCTTCCTACAAAAGACGCCATGTTGATTGAACTTGGTCAAAGAAAAGATATTAATGAAGAAGAATTAAATCATTTAAAAGACTATGTTGTTGCTGTTGAAAATACTGAAGCAGATGAACAATGGCTTACTGAAACAACTGAAAAGTTTTGTAAAGATCGTGCTGTTCATAATGCAGTATTAAGTGGCATTAAAATATTAGATGGCAAAGATAAGAAACAAACAGCAGAGGCCATACCACATATATTATCAGACGCATTAGCAGTATCATTTGACAAGTCAGTTGGTCACGATTATATAGAAGACGCAGAAGCTAGATTTCAATTCTATCATACAAAAGAAAAAAGATATCAGTTTGATTTAGATTACATGAATAGAATTACAAAAGGTGGTGTGCCAAGTAAAACATTAAACATTGCTCTTGCAGGTACAGGTGTTGGTAAATCATTATTCATGTGTCATGTTGCTTCAAGTTATTTACTACAAGGTCTAAATGTATTGTATATTACTTTAGAGATGGCAGAGGAAAGAATTGCAGAAAGAATTGATGCTAACTTATTAGATGTTACAATGGAAGACCTACATGATATGCCTAAACAATTATATGATGGCAAGATTAAAAAGTTAAGAGAAAAAACACAAGGTCAACTTATTGTCAAAGAATATCCAACTGCGTCTGCTCATGCAGGCCATTTTAAATCGTTGATTAATGAATTGGCTTTGAAAAAATCATTTAGACCAGATGTTATTTTTATAGATTATTTAAACATATGTGCTTCAAGTAGATTTAAAGGTGGTAATATTTCTTCTTACTTTTACATCAAAGCAATTGCTGAAGAGTTAAGAGGTCTTGCAGTAGAACATAACGTACCTATTTTTAGTGCAACACAAACAACTAGAACTGGTTTTGTATCAACTGATATTGGTCTTGAAGATACCTCTGAAAGTTTTGGTCTACCAGCAACTGCTGACTTTATGTTTGCGTTAATGTCAAACGAAGAACTAGAGGCATTAGGTCAAATGAAAGTAAAACAATTAAAGAATAGATATAATGACCCAAGCGTTAATCGTGCATTTATTATTGGTGTTGACAGATCCAAAATGAGATTATATGATGTACAACAATCAAGTCAAAACATTGTTAACTCAAATCAAGTAGATGAAAAAGAGGACGCTTACAACAAGTTTAGTGATTTCAAACTATGACCGATATAATGCATTTTGCAAAGTTATATAGAGGTGTGGTATCAGATGAGATATGTGCCAAAACTGTATCAGAAATGGACACACTAGAATTTAAAGAACATACATTTTACAATACTAAGACAAATGAACATAAACCTAGAAGTGGCTCACAAGAATTATCTATGAGTTGGGGAAATGTATCTACTAAACAAACTTTAAATGATATTGTTGACAACACAGCTTTCGAATATGTAAAAGAATTAAACATGCCTTGGTTTGACAAGTATCAAGGTTATTCACATGTAAGATTTAATAAGTATGCTGAAAATAAAATGATGGCCTTACATGCAGACCATATTCACTCAATGTTTGATGGTGAAAGAAAAGGTGTTCCTATATTAAGTGTATTAGGAGTTTTAAATGATGATTACGAGGGTGGTGAGTTTTATCTAGTAGATGAAAAAACAGACTTATCAAAAGGTGATGTTATAATATTTCCTAGTAATTTTATGTACCCTCATAAAGTAGAACCGGTAACAAAAGGTACTCGTTACTCTTATATAAGTTGGATATGGTAAAAAAGAAAACACAAAAAGTTAGATTTCATAGAGGTGATAAGAGACCAGGTGTATTGGAAAAGAAACTAAAATATAAAGTAGAGATGGCCAAAGAAGGTAAAAAGATACTTTGGCATGTTTTAGAGACACCTACAGATAATGTGGTTGCTAAACACTTCTTTGAAGAAGACGCTCAACAACTTGCAGATTTTCAAAATAAACACCGTGTATGGCAAGAAAACGGTGGTATACCTAAGTTTCTTTGGAATTATATAGCAGGCTCTTATAATTAGTTGACAAATATTCCTAAATAGTATAAGGAAAGAATATGGGACAATTAGCACCAGCAAGATTTAAAACAAATCACAAAGCAAGTGGCGGACTTTATGCAGGCCAAGGCTATGTAGATATTGTTCATAAAAAAATAATAGATAAAAGAGAATTTATATTAGGCACCAATGCTCAAGGTAGAAAAGTATATGGTTTGTCTTTTTTTGAAGAAAAAGGTAGATACTTTTTAAAATATACCAATTCAAAAACTTCCCAAGTAAAAAATGGTCAAGATGTAATATCAAGATTTTTTAAAGACCCAGATTTTGGTGGTGGAAGAGGTTCAGGTGGTGGTGCTGACGACACAGCTGTTACCGAGTCTATGCAATGTTTTTATCTATCATTATTATTTAATACTAGTGTTAATAAATTAGATAATAAAAATTCACAATTAAAAAATTTAGAAACTCAAAAAAATTATTGTTATGTTTATGAAAGATCAACTAAACTAACTGCTAAAGATTGTTATGATAGATGTCCAGAAAATTGGTTTGCCAAAGATGTTTTCATAAAAACAGCAAATGCAATTTATCAATCTCAATACTCAGGACCTTTTAAAGGTAAAAAAGTTTACTTTCATAGAGGTTCACCTTTTATGAAAAAAGTTTACGCTAGTAAAAAAAGAGCAATGGACCACGATAGAAAAAATAACAATCCACCAATAGCACCTGGTTCTTTTAGTGATGATAAGTGGAATCCTGGTGACATATGGATGAGTACACAAATGCCTACGGCAAGTGAACCTTTTGTAGATAATAAAAAATATAAAAAACCACCTGTTGAATGGACTACTTTAAGAGAGGCAGTTGTAGATAAATCTACTATTAATACAATTGGTGTATCATTAAAAAAAGTAGAAGGTAATCCTAGAGTTGTAGGTTTTAACACTAGAGAAAGATCACACAATAAAAATGTTAGTTTTTCAGGTTTTACATTTGGTCTAACTGGCGATTTTTTTAAATCTGCTGATATGTATATGTATTTTAGTGATGGTGGTGTTATGCAATTAAGAGCAACAGCAACCACAAAATCTTGGCAAGGTGAGATGAAAGGTAAATATGCAGCTGCTGGTAAGATAGGTGGTGGTAATGTAAATCATTTTGTAGAACAAATATATGGTAAGTCTATTGGTGCCAGCTCATTACAATCAAACTGGAATGAAACATATTATAGAGATAATAATTTGCCAAACATGTACAACTTATATAAAAAGTATATCAATATACAAAAATCTGGTACATCACCACAAAAATTGGTGACACAAGATGAATTTAAGAGATTAGCTGATGGTTATGTGAATAATAAAAAACAACCAGCTTCACCTGCTTTTTACTTTGGTAAATATATGGCTTTATTATTTTTAGATACAATTAAAGCTGATACTAAAAGTACAAAATTAAATGATTTTTCTAAATCCATAGTTAGATATGCAATGTCAAATACAGACATTTCTACTTTTTTTATAAAGGTTTCATAGTATAAATAGTATTATATTTGTTGATGAATTTGTTGAAAAAAGTGCTTGCCAAAGCGCTTTAATTATAGTATAATGGATAGAAATGAAAGAGAAAAATGTTTAGTTTTAAAGGCTTTTTTACAAAAGATAAGAACACACACTTAGAACACCTAGAAGACGATATTATAAATCGTGGTGCAGTTGGTGGAGAAAATGCAATAAACTTCCTAAAGGCAGTAAGAAATATGCTAGCTGGTTCTGGTAAGGGTACAAATATGACCGTTAAATGGGACGGTGCGCCAGCTATTATATGTGGTGTAAATCCTGAAAACGGCAAATTCTTTGTCGGTACTAAATCAGTATTCAATAAAACTCCTAAAATCAATTATACATCTAGAGATATTGCTAGAAACCATAGTGGTGTTGTTGCAGATAAACTTAATGTTTGTTTGGCAAACCTATCAAGATTAAGAATAAAAGGTATTTTACAAGGTGATTTGTTATTTACAAACGACCTGAAAGCTGTTAACATAGATGGTGAAAAGATGGTTTCATTTACACCAAATACTATAACATATGCCGTGCCTATGGCAAGTGATATAGGTAAAAGAATTATGAAAGCTAAAATGGGTATTGTGTTTCATACATCATATTCTGGTAAAACTATGGATAGATTATCTGCTGGTTTTGGTACTGTTACAGGTTCATCTAACAGAAATGTATTTTTAGCAAGTGCAGGTTATAAATCAACAACAGTTATGTTTAGTAAACAAGAGTTGTCAAGATTTGACGCACAGATACGAATGGTTGAAGGCTCATTAAAAAGAGCAAAACCTATTTTAGATTTAATGAGTAAAAATATATCAGACGATACATCCGTAGGTTATAGATTAAAAA